TGTACGACAGCGTTTCCGTTATAATCGGCAAGAACGCCTCACCCAAAGTAATAGACAGAATGCTGAACTGATTTTTGGCAAGTTTTACTTGGTTGCTAACGCCATCCATCGCCCTACTGTACTCAATCATCAAGGACGTTCCATCCTCGAACGCCGTTCTAGATAAAGCAATATTCTCTGCAACCTTCTCGAATCCAGCACCAACAATACGTGTAGCCTTGCCGCCAATCTTACCAAACAACTCGTTGGCAGCATTAGACCTCAACATCGGGTCTTCAATAGATGCAATTGCATCTGCAATAGACAAAAACAACGCTGTCGGGTCTTCAGAATACAACTCGCGGTAAGTATCAATTGTAACGCCGCCAGCCTTAGCCAAATCTTCGACATTGGCAGCAACCTCATCTAGCGCCCTGGCCAATTGAGTACCAGAACGTTCAGCAGAAGCAGAAGCACCCGCTACACTAGCGGTAAATCCAAGCATATCTTCTACAGACATACCCATCGCCTTAGCAGCAGGAGCAACACGCAATGCAGCAGCAACCAACTCAGACTCAGTAATCGGGTTTGCCTGACCCAACTCGTTAATCGCACTACCTATTCCGTTAATCGTCTTTATAAATTGCTCACCAGACATCATGCCCTTTTCGGACATATCGTAAAATAAATTTGTAATACGACCAATCGCCGTAGTTGCATCATCGGCAGTAATGTTAGTGGCAACAACCAACTGATCCATCACTTGTGTAAACGGAGCGATAAATTGTGGAGGCAAACCAACGCGTGCTGCATCGGCTGCAATCTTGCCTATATCGGCTGGCGTTGTAGGGCTAAACGAAGCTATATCTAATAGCTCTTTTTTAATGTTTTCTAACGTGTAGCCAACACCATCCAATGCCAAGTCCGAATTCTTGCGAATCTCAATGAGCATCGCATCGAAATCGCTTGCAGCACTCCACATCCCACGCAAAGCATTAGCCGCTGGATAGGAAATAAAGATCGACATCGTAGTACCGGCGTTCTGAAGCGCCTGACCAAGCTGTCGAACAGATGAGCCTAATGTGTTAATCCATCTATTGACATTAACAACGTTACCGACAAGCCCCTTCAGCGAACGCGAGTGCCAGCCCTCAGCATCCGCAACCTGGCCCATCGATCTACCTGCACCCTCAGCCGATTTGCGCGTGCTCATTAGAGCGCGCCCTAATCTGAGAACTCCACCAACACCTTTAGCTGCTGTTGTCCCTACTCTCACAAGGAACGATAGAAGTTTCTGCAATGCGCTAACCGCAATCTTAGCGCCGTTGTAAAGCTGCTTCCCGAGTGCAATACCTAACCTAGTTACAAAACCAAGTAGCTTACGTATCGCCCCAACAATCTTATCGATTGCCGCAACCAACAGGCCAAGCGTCACACCAAGTTTTACCCACTTACCAGAAGTAGTTTGTGCAGTAGCGCCAGTCTTCGTTAATACTTGACCAACAAGACCAGCGGCTGTAGATACAGCGCCAAGCTTCCCTGTCAATGTAGTACCCATTGCGGCAGAAGCATTAAAGTTCTTGCTCAACATCGCAGCGCCTAGAGTCGTAGCACCAAACGCAGTAGATGCCTTTGCAGCGGCCTGACCAGCCATCGCCATCGATGTAGCGAGCTTACGCCATACACTTTGCCCCTGGACTTGCTGAGTCGCAGCAATCCTTTTTACCTCTGCATCTTGCTGTTCTTTTGCGACTTGCAAAGCAGCGCGACGTTGAGACACTTCGCTACTTGCCGCTTGCATCCTTTGGGACTCAAGGCTCTGCAATCGCTTAGCCAAATCTAGTTCGGCCTGGACAAACTGGCGAGCCTCATTTCGTATATCAGCCATTCGCTGATACATTCTGGCTTGCTGGTTATATATCTGTAGATTTTGACGCGCAAGCTGAAGCTCTTCTTTTTGCTCATCGGTTAGCTTCATCGCTTCGAGCTTAGTCTTCTCGTATGCTCGCTGCTGTTTCTCTAGCCGCTGAACAATCTCCGTCATAGTTCCAGCAAGTTTCCGGTTGGCATCAGCTATAGTCTGCCAACCGGATTTCTGCGCATCAATAGTCGCTTTTCCTTGCTTTTTCGCGCGTTCAAGAGCATCGGCCATAGCACCGATGCTCTTATTTAACTTTCCGAATGTAACTGATAAACCATTGTCTACAGCTTCTAGGCTGATTAGTATGGATTCTTTACTCTGTGCCATGTGATTCCTTCTTTAACGAAAGTAGAACCGAATCTTGAGACTCACCTTGATCAAGGTGAACCTCGAAACTAGATTCTATTGGATCGTCCTTTTTGAAGGGATTACCATACAGAGATCGCTCAACAGCATGTAGCTCTTTTTCCAAATCTCTCAGTTCTCGCTGTAGACTCTGACCGGCTTCTTTGGTCATCGGTGTATGGGATAACAACGCACGCTTGACATCCCAACGGTGACTACTAATATCCCTGCCTACTAATTGACGGATAATCGCAGCTCTCCATTCATCTGATTTAGCAATAACATACTCTTGACTAAATCCAGTTTCAAGAACAATAAACCTTATTGTCTTGGCGTACCCGCTGTCGGGGAGAGCATCGATGTAAAATTTCCGATTGCCTCGATCAGATGCGAGTTGCCTATGAGAATTGTCAAGGCACGAGTTACCCACAACAGATCGAAGTTATCTTCAACAAACTGCTTGTCGGCACCAATTGCCAACGCAGAAATCTCTAGCAAGTCATCATCACCAAGCTCGCTCAAGAACGCCATAATGTAATCCATGTCTGTTGGGTTCTTCAGCTTGGAAAACGCACCACGAGCCTTCAAGTTAATCCGAGCAAACGCACGGACAATTCCAGTAATCTGACGCGCCTTTGGATGTGACAAGTCAAACACTTGACCATTCACCTCTACCGAGTTCGGCGGCAAAGCATCAACCTCTTCAACAACTTCTTCGATAATAAATTCAGCAGCCTCAGCCGCAACCACTTTTTCTTCTGACATTACATCCTCCATAAATTTCTCTATTAAACACTTTTACTTACTGAATATATTATACCATACAGATACGCTTATGTCAAATCTACATGACAGGGAATCATGTGGTGCGTCCATATGATATTGACATAAATCGAGTCTTGTGGTATAATAGAATGACGTAATAATAGGTGGATGCGATATGGCAAAAAAAAGGTTAATCTCAATGGCAAATCTTACAAATGAACAATACACAAATCTATGGGCAGAACTAATGAGGGGATTGTCCAGAGATGGGGAAAGTATTGGCATAGACAAGCACGCGCTTAAAGACGCCGTTATAGCCTTAGATTCATATATAGATGCAACGGCGGCAGAAATCAACCAAGCTATCCCTCAACCTGCACGTAACGCGTTAACTATACAGCAAAAAGCACGTATGCTGATGCTTATTATGAAATATCGATACACGGAGAACGCATAATGTCGAGTAGATTTGTTTTTACACCCCTAGCGGCTGAATATCCAACAAGCAATTATCCGTCGCTAACACTATCTAACCAACGGCCCGTGTTGGCGTTCGATGCTACAACCAACGAAACGTGTTACTGGTCATCCGTTGTTCCTACTGGATGGACTGGCACGATTACGGCCAAGGTTTTCTACAAAATGGCTTCGGCCACAAGCGGCGACGTTGATGTGGATGTGGCGGTCGAGTCCGTCAGCGATGGGGATACCGTAGACTTGGATGCTACCACTTCGTTTGACACGGCAAACAGTACAGACAATACAACGGTTCCGGGCACGGCTGGTTACATGGATGTGGTATCCGTGACGCTGACTAACAACGATTCTAGTGCAGCGGGCGATTACATCCGGTTTCGGCTTACGCGGGACGCCGCAAGCGATACCGCAGCGGGCGACATGCATGTACTGATGGTCGAAATTCAGGACGGTGCATAAATGGCTATCGTTTCATCCGGAAACGAATATCTAGCAGTTAGTGATGGCCCTAGCAGCCTGAGGAGCTTCACCTATTGTACTTGGGTCTACTTTGATACCGCGGCACTTGGTATTTACCAAGGCGCGATTGGCGCGCATTATATCAATAGCGCCAATTGTAACTATTTTAGCGGCAATTGGGATGGAAGTTACTTAGCGTACCATACCAGCGTAAGTGATTCATGGAACGAAACGCAATTTCTCCAGATGTCTACCTGGGGAAATCAATGGGTTTTTCTTGCCTGGAGTACAAACGGCAGCGGGTCAACCACACTATACTGGCGCGGCCTGACGGATAGTACATTCTACAGCACAACGGCAAGCGGCACAGTAGGAACGTGGACGCCCACGGATTCGGCTATCATGGGCACACAAATGTGGCCGAGTGAAACGCGGGACGATGTTTGGATCGTCGCGTCAAGGCGATGGACAGCAGCCCTTACCGAGTCTGAATTACTAGCGGAAAGTTATCATATCACACCGGTTCGATGGGCTAACTTGTGGTCGGCTACACCGCTATTGGTTGGCGGTCAAAATCCTTATCACGATCTAACGGGCTATCGGAATTGGGCACCGAGCGACGCGGCGTCAAACTGGACTACCGTAGACAATCCGCCGATAGCCTGGGGCGCGCCGATCTGGATAGTTGGCCAACCTGCGGGCGGCGGGCCAACCTCAATCGAGGGTACACTTTCTAAGACACTAGCGGATGCAACACTGTCATCGGCTGGAGAATTGACAATTGAAGGTTCTGCGGCAAACACACTAGGCAACGCAACGCTATCCGCATCTGCGAAACTTGCAATTGCCGGATCGTCAAGCATAACATTAGGCGATACCACAAGTGCATCAACAGGCGCTTTGGCACTACAGGCAAACGCATCCGTAACACTAGACGACGCCACGCTTGAATCCGCTGCCGCATTAACGTGGGAACCGATTACTGGATCGTCAGACGTAACACTCGATGATGCAACAGTATCCTCTTCCGCCGCTCTTGCTATTGTCGGTAGCCTTGCAAAAACACTATCTGATGTAAGTGTGTCATCCCAGGCAGCACTAGATGTTGTTGGACAATTAGCAAAAACATTAGCGGATGCAGCATTAACATCGACCGGCGCACTGTTAATTACTGGACAATCATCAAGTACACTGGACGATGTTTCCGCAACATCATCTGGCACACTACCAATTGATGGACAAGCTGGCATTACGCTATCTGATGCTACAGTTGTATCGGCTGGTAAACTGGCAATAGATGGGCAACTTGCATCCCAACTAGATAGTGCAACCGTTTCATCGACAGCCAAACTGTCCATCACAGCAACATCTAGCACAACGCTTAATGATGTTGTGTTGAATAGCTCAGGAACATCTGGGCAGGGCGGATCGCTAAGCATAACGTTGGCAGATGTAACAATTACAAGCGCCGGAACACTATCGATTAGTGGGCAGGCATCAAATACATTGGCCAATGTGACTGTCGATGCCACTGGCGAGGCGTCCAAATCTGGACAACTAACATCGCTATTGGCCGATGCGACAATAACATCAACAGCAAAATTGTCAATCACAGCAACGGCCAGCGCGACACTAGAAGATGTTACACTTGAAGGTGCCGGAACATCTGGGCAAGGTGGATCGCTCAGTGCCACGTTAGCTGATGTAACTATCGCCAGTACAGGCACGTTGTTGATTCAAGGTCAATCCAGCATAACTCTAGACAATGCCACAATTGCCTCAGATGGCGCTCTAGCAATCGTCGCTGCGCTAAGTGCGACGCTTGCAGATGTGACACTAGAATCGACTGGAATCATCGCATCTGGAGCCACTGGCAGCCTTATTGCCACACTTGCAGATGCAACAATGGCGGCAACAGGCGTACTACCAATCAGTGGACAGACGGCAAGTACCCTAGATGATGTACAATTAACATCAACTGGTACTACTGCAATACTTGGCGCTCTTGCTTCCACGCTTGCGGATGCAACGTTATCCGCCACGGCAAAACTTGCGCTAATTGGACAATTGGCATCTACTTTAGAAGATGTCAGCTTAGTCTCTACTGGCGAATTAATTTATGGTGGATCACTCAGTACCACCCTAGATGATGTTACAATAGTAAGCACAGGCGAACTGTCAATCGTAGGCTCATCCTCTGTCACACTAAGCGATTCGCTACTAAGTGCAACTGGCGTATCGACTTTATCTGGTCAATCTGGAATTACGCTAGAGGATACTTCGATAACTGCCGTTGGCGCTCTATCTATTACTGGACAATCCAGTATAACGCTAGATGGTGTTACATTATCTAGTACCGCAGCAATTGATTTGACAATAGCAGTAGTTGTTGGAAGTATTATAGGATTACGCAACACAGGAACAGTAACCGGAGTGAAAACAAGTGGAAGTTTCCGTTCCGTTAAAACAAGCGGGAGTATGCAATAATGGCACTACCAGATGCAGTTAAAGGTGGTAAACGTCCATCGGCACTTATTACATGGCTCGACGGAGACGACGCAGCCGTTGATTTGTCTGGTGCTACAATTACAGCACGTATAACAGATGATGACCGAGTAACACGCGATGCTGATGGCGATTTCGTTATAACCGATGCTGCGAACGGCGTATTCCGTTGGGATTACGGCGACACAGACATCGGAACGGCAGGAACATTTAACGTACAGTTCTCTGCTTCATTCGGCACAAGCCCAACGCCATTACGTATGATAATGACACGTTGGATCGTTCACCCATACCTATAGGAGATTAAATCATGGCAGTACAACTATCAGTAACAGTAAGAAATGCACAGCTTGATGCAGTTGAATCTACAATCGGCACAAGCGCGGTACTCAAAATTCGCACAGGGGCACAACCAGTAGATGTCGCTACCGCAGATAGTGGTACAGTTCTGGCGACACTGAGCCTTCCTTCCGACTGGATGGCCGCAGCATCTGGTGGCACAAAAGCTTTAACTGGTACGTGGGAAGATGCATCGGCTGACGCAGATGGCACCGCAGCCCACTTCCGACTATACGCAAGCGATGGCACTACTGCTCATATGCAAGGTTCTGTCACCGCGACATCTGGCGGCGGCGACATGGAAGTAGATAATGTCGTGTTTGCCACAGGGCAATCCTTTACCGTAACAGGATTCACATTGACTGCCGGAAATGCATAGAATAGGATAATGCAATAAATGCTTACAGGATGCATACCACTTAGAGACGAGTATACAGATGCTGGAATCGTAATTGCGTTCGACCATCATGAAATTCATGAAGGCGATGCTTATTCCGTTGCGTACGATGCAGACGTTGCTGCTGGACAGACTCTGATACTCCTCATTGTTACTCCAAACACCACAAAATGGTGTAATATGCTTTACAGTTGTACTGGAGAAGCAGAGGCAACATTAGTTTTCAGCGAAGGTGCAACCGTATCTGCTAACGGAACTGCAATTACAGCGAGAAACCGTAATCGAAATGTTAGCGGTGCATCAACAACACTGTGCTACCATACTCCAACTGTAACTAACGCCGGTACGACAATCGATACAGATCACTTTGGCAGTGGAAGACAATCTGGCGGATTAACTCGCGGTGATAACGAATGGTTACTCAAGCAAAACTCGAAATACCTAGTAACCATTACTAGTCAGTCCGTATCCACAGCGTGGATAAGAGTACAATTGCATTGGTACGAACACACTAGCAACGAGGGGTGATGTCGTTTGACACACAATATAAGTTGTAGTATAATATGGGCATTAACAACAACAGAAACTGAGTAAAGATACGTCCTAATAGGCGTCGCCTCATAGCCGCAAGGCTTTCGGGAAAACAAACTTCTGATTAGACCTTCCGTGCGATCTGTATGTGCGGAAGGCTACATCTCTCTCGGTAGACAGGGATGTAGGGTAGGTCAACTACCGAAAGCGTGGGAGTCTGGGCCTAATCGCCGCATTACCACGACCGTTGTCCTCCGAAGTTGTGATGTTCTACAGTGGAAGATAGCTCTTTAGCGAATGACCATTAAGTGTTTATACGATGGGTGACAACCAGCATCGTCAACAGCTAAACTGTTACAACTATTAGCGATGGCCGCATTGCGTCTTTTTTTTTGGTCATCGCAGGGGGGGGTATGAATCTATCTTAAATTCTGTTGTTTTTGCTTTTAGGAAGTTAAAATTAGTTGATAGCACAGCGTTAGCTGTAGCGCGCAGCGCTTCTCAGGGGAGATTGCGCCTTGAGTAAAGGCATTTGACAATTCGTTATTGTTGTGTTATAATATGGATATAACGAATTAAAAGTTAAATGCGTGACTTAACAGGTGAAGAGATGAATTCTAAAGGGTATAGCACGATTGAGGTAATAAAGACCAAACAGGGTGATGGAACCTCTTATATTGAAGAGGATTCTATTGATGAGCATAAGACACAAGACAAGAAAAAGAAACCTAACAAGAAACATGGCCGACTATCTAAAGGTGAGCTATATGTTCTATCTACACCAGACAGGGCACATGGATTTTACGTAAGAAACGAAGTCGTTTACCGTCCAGATAGGTCTGTATCCTTCTTGTTGGGGATGAACTTAAAGGATGTATATTCTCTAGCTGAAATGGCTGGATGGAATATCATCCAAGCGCCAAAAAACGTTCGATTTGACAAACCAAAGGGTTTTGTGGTATAATATATAGATAGAGAGAGGGTACTACATGAAACCTCCAGACTCCCAGGCTACCCACTCATCTTTCAAGAATAATACCCTCTCTCTATATATACCAATAGGATAAAGATGTCTAAGACGAATAGAAGGTATAACAAGACAAAGCGCCATAATAGTTTGAAGCGTAGGGATAGAAAAGATGTCGCAAAGAAAATGCAATATGTTAGTAACATCTTAGCTCTGAGAGATAAACTTGGAACGAACGGCCTAAAACAGCTTGAACTGTTAAGGGAAGATGACGAGCTAGATTTACTACTGGTAGATTTGCAAGAAGAAACGAGAAGCTATAGTGGCGACGACATACGATACGAAGACTCCATTTTACAAGATTAATTACGGCGATTTAACTATTGACCTTGCGCCGGAAAGAGATAAAGGGCATGGATTTATCATTGTTGGTATACATAGAGGCGGCGGGAATAATAAATCTTGCGCTTGCATTACTGTTAATCTTGATGAACCCTCTTCGATAATAGAGGCCATCAAGCAGGTTGCAGAGGAGTCCAAACTTGGACACGATATCACGGTATCGAATGAGGTATTTTGGTTTTAAGCCTTAATGCCGTATGAGCGGCATCCTATTAGTAAGGCTTGAGATAAAAAAAGGAGACGACAAAAATCGTCTCCTTTTTATTTATCCTACTTTGCTTACGCGGCGAAGCGCTGCAAAGCCCCATCTCCGGTGAAGTCAATGTTAATCTCAACAAAGCCATCGACGCTGGTCGATTCGCTAACCTCGAACCATGCCAGACCATACCAGTAGTTGGTAAGATCAGCGCGGGATTCGTAAAGCAGCAATGGAGCAACAGCGGTACTGCCTGCGCCAATCGCGTAACCGACAAGAGTCTCGCTGGAATCGTCGTAGTAACCGTTCATCGATCCAGTCCAGGATCGGAAACCGGCAATTTGATCGACCCAGGATGCACCAGCACTTGCAGACTGGAAGACACGGGCTTCCTGCAACTCACGAGAGATGTTAAGACTCCACTCGTTACGCTGCGGGATTTCTGTGCCACCAATATAGGCAAGAGCGTTGATTCCTAGAATTTTAGCCATTAGTGACCTCCGTCAAACGTCTGGTTTTAATCGCCTCAAGCAACATATCAGCTACGAACTTTGAGCGATTATTATACGTCATACCTTGAACGATATCGTAGGCTTGTTTTGCCTTGGCAATTCGTTCATCTTCGTGCGTCAGGTAGTAGCGAATTAGATTTTCAAGTTCTTTACCAGTTGTAAACGTTGGTATAGATTCGCCAAATATATCCGTAATCTCTGGTCTAGGCTCGCTTAACACAAATGCACCACAAGCTACGGCTTCAATGACTCTCGGCCCAACTGAATACGCTAGGTCTGCTTCAATATGTTGTAAATCTAGTTTGGGCGTCCAACCAAACGTTCGATTCATGTTAATCGCAATTTTCGATCCACGATAATATTGAGCAACCTCGTAATTTGGTAAACCACTATCGCTAACTACTCCGAACTCTTTAATCTTGTTGTATTCACTATCATCTGTTAATGCCCACGTCCCACACAACAAGGCGTCTATATCTGTCCAGTCAACATCGGACAAAATCTTTGCTCTCTCTGGAAAGACTGTCCCACAAAAGAACACATCTTTATTATATTTATCATCTACGTCGCCAGCATAATGTACAGTCTCGCTGTAAGAGTGCGGCAAGTAGAAAATAAATCTATCGTTGTTCGGATTTCTCCGCTCTGCATCTTTCTTATCGTTGACAAACAATACATCATAAAAAACAGCATACTTGTCTATGATATCATTAATGTATGGAGCTTCAGTAGCGTAACAAGCGACAATAAAGTTTCTATTAATCTCACGACGTAGCTTATGAATCTCCTCTAGCAGTACAGGCGGAAACTTACTGCCATCTATAAACAAAAGTGCATCTGGTTTCCGCAATACAATCTCGACAATTAGCTCTCGTGCCGCCCTTACTATATCATGTGTCTCATCTCCATACATGATTCCATAAGTGTTATACATTCCTTCTCTACCAAGTTTGTGATATTCAATCACGTTATGAAATGCAAATCCCCACAGGTCACTTATGTCATCTTGCTGGCCTAACCCATCCAGGTAATAATTATACGTATCAAATGTGCTATATATCGATCCTGGGGCTACGACCATTAGCTTTAGTGTATCTTGCATATCCGTCTCCATCTTCTCTTTTCTCTAGGTTCGTCTCAAGAAATGCCTTGTATCGCTCTTCGAATTCCCTGCTCGCATATAGTGAGCTAGTTGTTCCCAAAGCAGCGAGCAATCGAGACATTACACCGCCGCCAACATTAATGACATCCCCAATTACGTTATAAGTAATACTGTTCGCAGGAATACGACCGGCATCCAAGTCAGTTCTAATATCAGACAAGTTTACCCCCTTTGGGGTGGACTTCGCTACTGGTTTCTCTTGCTCAACTTTATCTTCTACGATACTTGTATCTTTGCGTGCCATAATTTACCCCTTATGATATATTATCCATTACATCAAACTCGACAACCACAAAAACATACTCGTAGTTACCGCGAGCGTATGACATCGGCTCACTTCCAGTTCTAGGTCTAGCAACCATCACTGTGCCATCCAACGTCGGGTTTGACGAAACAAGTTGGATAAGGTCATCTACAAATGTTCGTGCGCTCTGTAGTGGTGTGTTGTAATCAGTATTTTGTATTCTGAAAAATACGTTAATGACAATACGCCACTCAATCGTTCTACTGGCAAACTCGCTCGCCCCTCTTACGCCAAATCCAGCGTACTCCGTGATGCAACAAGTTTGTGGAGCGCCTTCTGTATTTTGAATATATGCAAATACAGCTTCGTCGCCAACCTTGCAATTGTCGGCTGTGTAATCGCTCATATTGGCTATAATCGCATTGTTTATACTCGTTACGGCATTGATAAGACTCATGTAATCTCCTTTATTGCGATGCCAATTGCTTCAAGTTCTGGTCGTACTTGCTTGTACGCCTCTTCAACGTAATCAAACATTCTTGCGCCGCTTGGCGGTAGTTTTCTGAGCCTAGACAATCCAGTAGACCCAGCCCCTACACCAGTAGCAAATGATTTTTGAATTGCAAATGCAATTCTAGTTTGGTTCAGGTCATCTTCATTGCTGAGGTTGGGAATGTATGCCATCCAATCGCGCAGAGCTGCAATTGTAGGAATACCTTGATTATCAAGGCTTCTCCATGTACTCTTATACGCAATGTCTGAATCGATATCCATGCGACCCGCACCGTATCTAACCTTGTGAAATGAATCTACTAACGCTCTTGACGCCGCAAATTTTTCACCCTGTTCGCGCATTGCATCGAGCATTCTATCTGCAACAGGCTCAATAATATCATCGAGTATCTTGCCACTTGCGCTTGCTGCCTGCATCGCTAAAAGATTATCTATGCCAGGAGAGTACCTAACTTTCATTTTGACTAAATCAACACGAAATACTTTTTGGCCAAGCGATGTAGTCTTAAATGATCTTATCGTATTGCGCAATCTTGCAGAGATGACCGATATAACACTCATGCTACTCGAAACTTCTTTCCGAGGAATGTCTCAATGATTCCCTCGATTTTGCCGTGTATTCCCCAGCGAATCAACGGGTCTTCTGTCGCTGCGCTTTGTCCTGGCCGATAAAACTGAATAACAGCTTCGGAACCCTCCATAGTGTGGAGATTCGCAAGTTCCTTAATTATCAAAGCAACAACAAGAGCAACAGAATAATCTATAGTCGAAGTTCCACTCGTATATACAAGTGTAACATTTTTGTCGCCTTCAGTGATAACCTGATCGTCTGCATATGGGTTTCCTGTGTATCCAGAATCGGACAACACAATGCTTGTTGTGTCATATGATATATATGCACTATCGACAGAATACCCATCAACGGTTACGGAAGTGACAGCCGAAATTGGCGGCTGGTGTACATCTATTCTTGGCAGGTCTCGACCATCTCTGACCTCTGTTATGGATGTCGGTGCTCCAACATTCCAAATCCCAGCAATACGGCCAACGATTCCGGTTGCCATGTTGTACCATATATCTCGCAGGTCTGATTGTTTAATGCCCGCAAGTAGAGCAACTTCTTCTTTAGAGATCATCTCCCATGCCATTAGTATACCCCGCTACTATGCAAAAATAACAACATAAAAATTACCGAAAATAATACCAAGTTTGCTATAATCGACAATCGCAATGTTCTCGCCAGTAATCTAACAAGATCGTTGATACTTTGAAGAGATTGATCCAATTCGTCTAACGCAAGTTGTTCTGGTCTAGACAATAGAGCCTCAAGACTAACGGCAAACCCGTATGTTCCATCCTGTCCAGTTCCAGATTGCGAAAAAGCCAAAGGGTAATCAATCGATCCCTTTTCGTGCCCATTTTGATGTTCAATGTACTCGTAAAACGCAAGTGGAAATTTCCATGCGCTAAATTCTGGTATATCCATGTTGGCAAATATCGCATACGGAATGCCATGAGCAGTCGCATAAGATGCTAATTTTCCGGTGTTGCAACCGTTAAAAAAGACAAGAGATGCCTCTGCTAGTTTTGATACTGTAACAATATCTTCTGGCGATAAAACCTCATCGCCGCTGAGCTGTATGCCTGCTGGCCCAGAGTGAGAAGCAAAGTGCAATGCATCTATTTGTTGTCCGCGCGCAGCTTGATAAACATCCTGCGTCGTAACTGTGCCATTAAGTGTCTGTACGCGATGCATTCCACTTAACGTTCGTATCTCAGATATACTATCAATATTACTCGACTCTGGTGCTATTAGCAGTATTTTCATAGTTCTCTTATCTTTGTGTATGGGGGGCCGAAGCCCCCCAATACATTTACTGTATCTTAGGCCAATTTGACGCGTCGTGCCATCGCATGAAGCTGAGGATACGGAACCAACGCAGCCATGAACCCTTCAATCATATACTCAAACGCACTCTTGCGAGTGGCCAGAGGAATGTAATTGAAGAAAGTCTCGGTGCGCTCGCCCAACGGACTCATCATACCAACAGACTGAAGGCCGCGCTGTGCATCCAGATCGACCAAGAAGATCGACTGTTCGCCAGTGGTAAGCGGCTTGACATTCGTGTTGGGAGTGTAAGTACCGTCATCAGTCCAAGTAGCAACATTCGTGCTAATTGCACCGTCAGAAGCATAGGTCTTGGCAGCAACCGTAGCCAGAAGGCCATGATTGTCAGTGCCAGTCGTTAAGGCTCGGTAAATCTTGTACAGCTTAGCATTCGCATCAGCCGTCCAAGTCAACACAACTTTGTTGTTCGTGGTCTCAGTCGTCGCACTATCTTCCGTGCCGTGCAACTGCTCACCAGCATCGGTGACGCTAGAAATGACGTAGAAATACTCATCATCGGCCAGCGATCCGCCAGCGCCCTTCGTCGCGGTGGCAGCAGGGGAAGTCGTGGTCACAGCAGGAGTTGCGTAGCTCGCAGGAAGCAGAGGAACGCCACGATAGCTGCTGAAGCGCAGGCCACCAGGAAATTCAACGCTATCTACGTTACGGGCAACACGCGTC